GACGTATTTTAAGCGACGTTAAAGGGAGAATATCCGGTAGGAGGAACAGCACCAATTCTATGGTATGGCGTAATGTATCCATCAGCAGGTTGTAAATCGGGAACTTTGCCAATTTGATCTTCTTTCATTAACTCGGAGAGTGCTAATGCTTGTTTTACTTTTGCGATGTCCATAGTTTTAAATGTTTCCGGGTACTTGGAGCATGTTTGGATTAATAGCACTTAGATAATTCTGAAGTGACTCTAAAGACTCAAGAGCTTCTTGATTTCTATTACCTGAAGCGGATCTTTGTCCAGCATAGTAGCCAATACCTGCTAAAGGATTGACTAAAGCACCATAACCTAATGCACCTGGTAATCCGCTATGTCCTGGATTTGAATGCCCTGCTATGCGTCCATGAATATTACCTGCCAAAACACTACCGCCTGTAAGAGCCAAAGGAAGTGCATAACCTGAGTTAGCAAATTTTTGAAACAGATTCCCCGCCATCTGTCCAATGCCGGGGGCTGTCCTTGCTGCTTGTGCGGCGGTTGCGAACATTACTCCATTACAAGGAGCTTTTGACGGAATAACTCAGGACTCTGTTGAGCAGCGTTGAGGTACTTCCATGCATTCTGAGGATCTCTGTCAGCTAAGTTACCGAAGCTATTCCAGAACTGCTCAGGATTACCTTGATCAACCTGTGGCTGTGGAGGTGCAGGCATCTCTGGACGTTGTGGTGCAGGAGCCTGTTGTGCAGCCTGTGGAGTAGCGTTTTGGAACTGTTGACCTACAAACCTACCATCGGCTGCTGGAGCAGCTTTCTCGACAGGATGAGGACCATTAGGACCAAAGAACTCACAAGTGTAATCAGCAAGAGTATCAGGATTAGTGAGAATTTTCTCGTATGCCTTATGCTCGTTGACTAACTCTTGTAGTAAACCAGTTGCTTCGTTTAGTTGACCGTTGGACTGTATAAGTGAATCTTCTATCTGACAAGCATAGTTGTTAAGTAACGCAGGAGCATCTGCACCAAAATGGTTAATTACTTCAAGACTTGCTTCGCTTACTCCGCTTTCCCTTAGCTGATCCGCTGTCACTTCCGTAGACGTTTGGGAAGAGGCGTTGGAGTAGCCCTGGCTGTTCGCGCTCGAAGGCATATATGTCTGCGCTGCCGGGTCGCTGTACTGGGTTGTCGCTTGGGAACCGTAGTTGGCCTGCACTCCTGATGGGGTCGTTGTCGATTGTTGACCCTGGAACGGGAATTGGACTGGTGAACTCAGGAGGTTCACTACCTTGTCGAATGCGTCCCTGTAAGGATTCTCCGCCTGTGCTTGCTGCTGCTGCGGAGCCTGTGGCGCTGGCGATCCCTGGTAAGCCGAGGGAGTAGGGCTGTATTGGAGTCCCTGAACCCCCATCTGGGCTGCCACTTGTGGTGCTGGTGCCGCCATCGGCTGGGCGCCTGCTGTCCACTGAGGTGTTGTTGCCACTGTTGGAGCCTGAGCCGCCGTCTGAGCTACTGGAGCCCCTGAGTTGATCGGCTGGGTCTGGGATACTTGGGGTGCCGATTGGGTCGGCTGAGCGATAACGTCCGGCATGGGTTACTTCTTTTTGTAAACTTTCGAGTGTTCTATATAGAAACGGGGTGAGATTTAATCTCGGGTCGGCAGCAATCGGTAAATTCGGTTGCTCCGGATGGGGAGTTCTCATTTCTTGATTGACTAAGTCAATAAGACCTGAGTAAGCCCTCTGTAGTTCCCCAACAACTCTGAATGGAAATCCCGAGAGCATCCCGGCAATTTCATCATCAGTTTTAGATGGGAATAAATACTTCAGTGCTTCTATACTATCAACACCCAATTCTTGTAAGTTCCTAACAAATATTGATTGATTCAATTTATCTTGTGCAGTGTCCTCATAAACAGGACCCATCCAACGCCATAAAACAGTACGATCACCATCTGGTGCAAGTCCTAATACTCCACTAGGTATATCTCCCGAACGTAAGACGTCCTCTATGGTTTGCTCTAATTTTTGTTCATATTTTGCCTTCGCCTTATCATATTTTTCTAATGCTTTATCATCTTCCATATCAACTGGAAGTTGTGGATATTTAATACCAGTAACAAACGCTAATGATTTACGGAATATTTGTTCTTCTTGGAAAAGAATTAACTCAAAACACTTACAAATACCATATTGATATAACTGAAGACACTTTTTCTTAGCTGTAGCACTAACACGACCATAAGCAGATTTTATCTCTGTTGCTGTTACATTCGTGATACTCAAATCATCAATACCACCTAAAGCTAGACGTAATTCACTACGAAGTTGTTCTGCATATCTAGCCTGATCTGTACTAACAGCATTAGGAGTAATAAAACCAACACGATCAGATGGCTCTAAGTTTGCGATAACTCTAGGTACACGCATACCACTTCCAGGTTTACCTATATAGCCTGGTTGTTGTCTTGTTAATGGATCTTGCTTATATGTAGAACTTGATAATAATGATTCAGATCCAAACCCTGATTGACTTGAAATACTAGGTCTTTGTACTGCACTGTCCGAATCGTTCTCGACAATATCTTGTTTTGGTCTAGAAGATAGAAGAGTTGGATTACCAAAGAAAGATAAGTTAGCTCTAATATTTTTAACCATCTCATCGTGAGCTACGATTTGATTAGCTAATATTTCAAATTCACCTGCACCATCTGTACCAAACGCATCTGGATTATTAAATACTTCAACGCAAGGAATAAATTGCATTGTATTTTTAACCACCTTTTTATCTAAGGCAGCAACATCCAGCATTTCTTGTTCAAAAGTTATTTCCTGTTCAGTATGGAATTCTTCAATTTCAGTAGGAGTAATACGCAAACGCATATATCTCTTATCTGTACTCATCCCTACATTTCTTATCCCTTTCTTAGCCTTAACTTTGTAAGGATAAATTAGGATTACTTCTTCAAGATCTCCTTCTGGAGAATAATATGTTCTATAAGAATCTTTATCAAACCAATAAATTCTGTATGTTTTTCTAGTAGGTCTTATATAAAAAAGTCCTTTACCGTATGCTAAAAATCTGTCCCAAATAGAATCTAATCTTGCATCTAATTTATTGAACTTAATTACCTGCTGTATAAAGTCAAAACGTTGAGTACCGAAGTTATCTTGTTGAGGAAAGAATTCAACACCCTGTCGTATCCCAAACATCTTCATCTGGGATAGATGAGCATTAACCAGCATTGTGTCAGCTGGTCCTGTCCCGTCACGACTAATTACTGACTGCAGTATCTGGTCAAGAACAGTTTTGCTATTGCTGTCACTCATTGTTTTCAGTTAATTCTATTCTTCAATGTTGTACCCAGCGTGTATTCGTTTGAGGGTAATAATTTCGTCCTCAACTTCTACTTGAAACCTTTCATTAGGTTGAAGAGATAAATCGTGACAAAGTTCATCGGGCAAAGGAATGACTACAGAACCGTAAGCATCTTGCTCGATCTCTAACGTATGGTAGCTGGTTGACATTGGTAGTGTTCTTTCCAGTTTAAATCGTCAATACTCTAACTCTAGTTTTCCTCGGGTCATCAATCCATTACATAGCCATACCAAAGCATCTACACAATCATCATGTGAACTTACTCCAAAATTGATAATTTCATCTGTTAAAGGACCAAATTTTCTAAACTTATTAAATACAATTTTACGTTGTTCAAATAGACCCATTATCCCCCTAAAACGTGCAACTTTGTCTCCTCTAAATCCTTTTACAGGATGCCATATCATGTTGTATAAACCATGATCACCTTGGCATATTCTTTTGAAGTCAGCCTCTAAAGAAGCCTGATATGCAACAGCTTCTGACCAAATATCTACATTACTACCTGTAGGAAAATAACTCTTTCCATCTGAATGAACAACCCCCCATTCTTCCATCATTTCCATCAATGCTTCTAACTTATCTAAATTACCCATAATCCTTAATCTCTTACAATCAACAACATGTATTTTGTTCCCTATCCTCCCTCCCATTACAAAAACTGTGTAATCATTTTGCTCTCGAACTCCAGCAGATAAATCAACTCCTACACCCAATCTTTCAAAATCAGTTGAAATATTTCCTTTAACAATTAAATCAGGCGACAGAGATAATTCGCTTGTTTGAATAATTTGATTCTGATATTGAAAACTAAAAGCTACAGGAGCTTGTCTTCTTCTATCTTTCAAATAATCCAAAGACCACATCTCAGGCCAATAAGAAATCTCATCACCTTCTTTATCAACTGTGATAGCTGATTGAACTATTTGAACCCAATCATTAGAAGGTATGAAAGTACTTTTATGAATATCATCATGTCTAAAACGTGTACCAAGACAGATTGCTCTAGCACCTTCAAACATAGTTGGAACTATGACTGAATTCCAGTTGTCTTCCATTGCTTGGCGAATATCTTTATTTTTAATATCATCAGCACTTTTTATTGCGTCATCAATTATGCAAAGATGTGATCTTTTAGAAGTCACAGCACCTTTTAAACCTGCACAACAAACAGTAAACTCTTCTTCACCAGTGGATTTAATACCTGCAAATTTCCAATCAATACTCCAATATTCATTTGAATTTATACCTTTTGCTATTTTTACCGTAGGAAATATTTCTCGATAAATTTTACTATCTTCAATAATTCTTTTTATTGCTGCACTCTTAGGTCTAGCTACATCAACAGTGTAAGAAATATATAAAACTTTTAAAGGTTGCTTGGCTAAAGCATGTATCCCTACCGCCCACGCTGTGTATAAACCAAGAATAGTAGATTTGGCACTACCCCGAGGAGCAAGTATATCTATATTTGGTCCGCCTATACCAACTAAACATTCACTATCTTTTCCTGTACATAAATATTTATGCCATTCAACGTGATGCCTAGCTGGGGGTTTATCCCCTACAACAGTACAGAAATAAGCAAAATCTTTTCTAGCTCTTTCAACATCAACTGAAGATGTTTTCTTAACTACTTGTTGTTTAGCCGCTGCTCTCGCAGTACGACGATAAACACTGTAAATACTTGTTCCTGCCATGCACGTAGCATAGCTTAAGAATCTTTAACTTTCTTCTTGTAATATTTTTGTCCAAACTCCCATTGATGCTTCCTGAAGAGGACCTTCAATAGGATCGTCTCTAAAAATAGATAACATCTCACGCT